CGTTGGCTCGGTCTTTGGGGCTGAACACATGGTCAAAGGTCAGCTTCAACGCAATGGCTGCTGCTGCCTCGGGCTCGATCTCCGCCAAGTACTGGTGGATGGTGATGAAGTCCTTGCCGTTGTGCCCTTCGTGGATGCGGTTGAGCGTGTCCTGAACGACCGCTGCAACGTCCACCAAGGCGGCTTGGATGCTTGCTGCGCCATACACACTTGCTGAGGCGTAGGAGCGATCCTCAAGCTTTCTGGTGTTCTCTAGGAGCCGCTCACGTCCGTAAGCACAAGCCCGTTTTTCAAGTAGCAGTTCCTCCTCGATAAGAGCAGGAGTTGACATAAGAGACTTGTTGGTAGATTCGGAAAATGGTCCATTGCTTAGGGCATACACCTAAGCAAAAGAAAAGCGGGCCACTTGGACCCGCTCCATGCCTTAGACAATTCTTGAGATCGACGAACCTGAAACTAGCGCGTCTACCAATTCCGCCACATCCGCAAGTGTCACAACCTCAACGGTTGCAAGGGTTTTCAGGGAAGAAAACCGGCTGTGGCTCGATGTTGGACTCGTAAGAAACGAGGCGTCTCACCGATGAATGAAGCCTAACACAGGGGGTGTTAGACGCCGGTAGACGGGCTCAGATCCAGCTTCTGGAGGCCCTGTTGGGTCAGCCAGGCTTGCATCAGATCCTCAAGAGTTGGCACTGCCGGTGATGTGGTATTGGGCAATGTGTGGTTGCTCAATGCATCGATGGCGTTCTGTTTGGCGGGGTCTGAAACTTTTACATATCGTAACGTTGTTTCAATTTGCTTGTGACCCATCAATTCCTTGATGGTCAACGGAGCAACACCACGCTCGTTTAACAGAGTGCCAAATGTATGCCTTAACAAATGTGGGCAGTAACCATCGGGAAGGTCGATGAACTTTCTCACTTTGTTAAAAGCACGCCGGAACTGTTCAGGGTTCTCAAAGTCGCTGCCAAACACCAACGCTGATTCCCTGCGCCCCTCACAGCGTCTGACGAAGATTTCGTAGATCTGTTCAGAGATCGGGATGCAACGGTAGTTTTTACCTTTGGTCACAAACCCATCACGTCCACCAACGTGAATGCGTTTCTGTGCCAAATCGACATCAAGCACCTGAAGCTTATTCAGCTCTGCAGAGCGCAACCCAGCAAATGCCCTAACCAGTATATGGTCAGAGAGATCATGATTGCAAAAGGGATTGCGTGCTGCTGCTGCCATGTGATGCACCTGCTCCTCGGTGAACCACTGCAACCGATGTTCACCTTCCTTACGCTTGGGAAGCTTGCGGAAGGGGATCTCATCGATCCGCCGATTATCATGGCAATGCGTGAACACAGTACTGATCGTCGCCATCACGCGATTGAGGGTGGATGACGACATGTGCCGCTCATCCTCCAGCTCAGCAACGATCTGTGCTACTTGGTCCTCATCCATCTTGACCACCGGAAAGGAGCGACCACGCATGCTGGTGACATGCCCGGTGTTGATCCGGTAGAACTTCACAGAGGGACCGCTCCGCCAAGTGGGCCGTGTCTCAAACGTGTAATCGACACACTGCCCCCAGGTCTTAAGCTTGACCATAAACAGTCTCCCAGAATTCACGAGCGATTTGTTCACCAAGTGGTGTCAAGATCACGATCTTGTCCTGACCTCTGTACTCCTTAGTGATCCAATGTAAACCCGGTTTACCTGTCCGTGTTTTGTCGTACAACCAGTTGGTTAGACGAGACACACTGGATTGGTTGTAACCAAGTCCTTCTTCAATTTGTATGCATTTAACAGGCCCTCCTGCAGCCGCAATGAACATGAACACACAGAACAATTGTCCGGGCATCTCCTTGGTGGGAACCCGTTGTCTGAGCGTTTCAAAAGCTCGACAGAAATTCCACAGTTCCAGGTCAGAAACGGTGATTGTTCGCTTGAGAACCATGAGCTGGGAAGATGTCGATCCAATCCCAGATTAGCTCAAAACAACCCCAGAACAGCTTAAGGCATTGCTTTGTGCAGGAAAACTGCAGCTTTCGTGATGCACAAATAGACTCCCAGCCAACATAGAAATGAATCCACGAGAAATAAATTAAAGTCACGATCAGGGAGTCACCCGCGAAACCTGGAGATTGTAGAACGCTTGTACCATCTGGTCATAGGGGTTTGTGTTAAGTTCCGTCTCATATGCAGAAGCTGCATAGAGCGACGGGAAGATACACATGTCGTCCCTAGCCATCAGTTCATCAGTTTCCTCAGAGGTGAGTGTGTTCATGTGTCAGCGTTGTAGTTGATGCAACCAATGACGGCTTGAGTGAGGATGGTCACCTCGTCATCGGAAAGGGCAGAGCTACGGATACGATCATGAGCCTTTGACTCAAGCTTGTAGGCGTACTCCTTGAGTTTTTTGGTCGTTGGGTTGTAGACACGCACGACCGCACAGTAAGGATCAGGTAAGTCCCAGATCATTACGTCCTCCATTACCTCATTAAAGGTTGGAGTCTCGATGTCGTCGTCGTCTAGGTTTTGCACCTCCTCCCAGTTGTTGGGGAATGGATCTTTCTTGGCCATATGACGGTAATTTAAAGCATCGTTCTAGTTCCTGGATCGATTCCAGGTCGCCCGCGCAATCAACCAGGCAGGCATTGAGCATGCAGAATTGACGAGTTAGGCGTTGTTGTAACGGTTCAGGCACTCAGTAGTGGCCTTGGTGTGTGCAACGGGTTTTCCTGTCGCGGGAGTAAAATAAAGAAGGGGCGTTACTTCACGCGCCACAACTCCCCTTGGGCGAGGAGCCACTCTCAACAGCGGTGGCTCGGTGCGTCGTTATGTAGCCGTGATGAGGGCTGCTCCGGCATTGCATCGGGATCGCTCCCGACAGACACATGATGCCGCACCTATGGCTTAGGGCATGCTTGATGGGTCAGTCCCTGAATCGTCACACAGGTGTCGCTCAAGGATGTAGCTCGATAGGTTGCTCATGCTGCGTCCCTCCATCTGTGAACGCTTGACCAAACGCTCAAAAACGACCCACGACACAGTGATCGTGAGCCGTTGCGGCTTCCGCGAATGTAGTGCAGTCATCAGTGATTCAAAACTTAGGTGCGTCCCTGTGATGTCGTAACGAACTCCCCCCGACCCTGGGCACAAAAAAAAAGCCCCAGGGAGGAACCGAAGTTCCAACCCCAGGGCCATGAGCCTGGATGCATCCGCGCGGGCCGGAGTGCTGCCGTCTTTAGTTGTGAGCACAGTCTACCATCTCAGCCTACAACTTCAATCACAGTATTACATCCCATTGATTGGCGTTTGATCGCGTATTGTTGTGCAGTATCATAGTTGTGGAATGCTTTAGAACACTTTCCAAACCCGTTAGGGTCTGGCTTGTGCATCCATTGTTTAGCGGTGTAGTGTACAACATAGATATTTTTCATTTGATCGTAGCCTCCACTTTCTTAGCCTGTGTGCCGTGGGCTTTAAATGCAACGATACAGGTACGGTTAGCGTTAGCGCAAAGCTTACATTCAGCGCAGGTTTTATTAGCTTTTGTTTGAGCGGGACATACTACAAACTTAACGCCATCGGTGCACCACGTGTTTACTTGAGTATCTTTGGGTACGATACAAACAGCGGGCATCCCTTCTCTGTAAACCTCAACAGCGTGGGCCTGACTGTGGGCGCTTACATTAACTGTAAGCCCGTCATTGTTAGCCTTTTGAATAACCTCTACATTGTGAGAGTTGTCTACCTTATGATGAGTGTATGTCCAAGCTGTTAGCTTACGCTCAGCGCAAGCCTCAGTGATAGCCTCTAGTTCTTTATAGTTAATGAAGCCGCTAAGGTGAGGAAGATCTCCTGCCTGATTGTGACGGAAGCAGCTACCCTCCGGTAGTGTTCTCAGTGCATCAATAAAGGTTTGAAGATCAATACCACGTGAACCGTCAGAGACTTTATTCCAGTGAAGAAATAGCGGGCCAGTTTCAGCATAACAACCGTTACCCTTTAGTGGGCAGGATGATGGGCAGCTATCCTTTGATGTTGTGCTGACAGCGATAGGCCCGGTTTTGATGTTGCTGGACTTTTTAGTTAGGTGGTACTGGTGAGCCATGGTTGTGTGGTAGTAGTGTTTAGGGCATTACTTAGGGCAAGTTAAACAACCCAGAACAGGGCATCTAGAAACTCCTCCTCGTCATCAAAAGCACGAGGGTAGTTCCTCTCTCTTGTTTCCTTGAGATCCTGATAATCCTCAGTCCACTCTGCCTGATCAGGATAAAGGTAGGGGTGATTCATCGTTTGAGAAAGTAAAGAGCAAAGGTGAGCGCGATTAATGCGGGAATCGGTAGTGTGAGGATCAAAAGGCTGAATCAAACAAACAACTAAAGAGATCATCCAAACATTCATCAATGTGAGCCTTGCGCTCTGGTGTGATGTTCGGATTCTCTAGTTCTTTTTCGAGACGATCAGCGAACTTAAAAGCTTGCTCGGGTGACTCGAAATTGATCTCTGCCCAAGTAAGGTCAGAGGCTTTGAATTCGTGAGTACTCATTGTGCAACCTTTGCAGTGGTATTGCTTAGGGCATTATTTGGGGTAAAAGGATCAACCCCAGCGAAGCCAAGCATCGTAACGGTGGAGATGATGCAGGCGAAACCGCAAAAGGTGAAGGTTTCGATGAGGGTACGTTGTTTGTTTGTCATTTGTGGTGAGTACCTGTGATTAATTAGGAAAGGACACGAATAAGATCCTCTTTACAGTCAGCGACTGTTTTGAAACCACGAGAGATGGCTGATCCTCCATTGATGGCCCACCAATACTCTCCGTTGTCGTCTGACATTACGTACCCGGCCACATCGTCGCCGTAGTAGAGGATCTCGTGATAAAGGCCGGAGTCGTGAGGGATGCGGTTTGAAGTAAACATTGTGGGTGTGTCCATGTGATTAATCAGTAACCGAGCCAGTTGAGCAGTTCTGAAGCGTGGAATTTAGTGTCGCGGGTCTCCTCCAGATAATCAGCCATACACAAATAGTGATCTTTGATCAGCTCGTTGGCGATGGCGGGAGGCAGGCAGCCATCCTCATCGATGTAGGCAAGAACTGAATCTTCGTAGCTAGTGATCATGAGTGTTAAGGGCATAGGTCAGGTAAGCAACGAGCAGCGGTCGAGCTGTGTTGCTTGGGCCAATGGTAGGGCATAGGTCAGAGCTTAGGGCATGCCTGTTCATATTAGTTCACACACAAAAGGTTTGGGCGAACAGATCTCGTGATACTGACTGCCCCAGATCCCTTGCGCTGCAACGGTTCTCACTGTTCTCAATAAGGAAATAATGGCTGGTTCTGTATCACTGCGAACAGTTTGTGGGTAGATTGGTGATCTAACACGCTCAATTCCTAGACAAAGAGGGGGCATGGGGGTAAATCTGCGCCCCTGCCCTCGCGTATAGACTTAAGAAATTTATGGTGAAAATTAAAGACCCCTCCAGGATGACCTAGAAGGGGCTTATTTAACACTTTAGGTGTCTCTATACCAAGGAGCAGTTAGACGCATCTCAGGGAGGCTTGTAGACGTGTCTGAGGGCTTTTCTGTATAAACAGGAGTGACCATATCAGGCATCGGAGGTTGAAGCATTTCATATTCCTTAATCGCTTCATCGATCTCGACATTGACACGGTTGTCAATGAGCTTCTCCTCCAACCACACCAAAAGACCAAGAAGAAGATGATCCAACCATGGAATGCCCCTCTTCCATGCCTTATAGAGTGCTCTGAACTCAACTAGCTTTAATCTTTGTTCCACATCGCCTCACAAACATTAGGCACGTGGTCATAGAGAAGATCTTGAACCATGCCAGCAATCACTGCATGCTCTCGTTGTGTCCCATTACCCGTCCTCAAGTCACAATAATGCAACCAAGACCGAATAGAGCCATTCATGTAGATCCTCGACGGTGCAGCTAACGGAAGCACTTCTCTTGCACACTCTTTAGCAACACCACTACTCACCATCTCTCTGTAAAGATCCTCAGCCTCAGCAAAGTGCTGTTGAATACGACGTAGGAACACTTGTTTTTGATTTGTACCAAGGTCATCAGTGCTGTTCTGACGGTTTTTGTGATCCTGTCTACGTAGTGCAGGAATGACTGGTGTACCAATGGTAGTTACATCTGCATACCTTTGACTGAACTCCTGAAAGGAGAAGCTACGGTGTCTAAGGATCTGAGCTGCTATGGACCGTGTGGTATTAATCTCAACACACATGTTCACCATTTCAAACGGTGACCAGTGTTGATGATCAATGAGGTATTTAATTAGCTTAGCACTGGTCTCAGTGTTTGATTGATTAGAGGGATTGGATACCCTAGCCATGTAGCTGATGAGACTCTCTGCATCAGGTGTGATGTGGATAAGGTGAACGGAGTGAGTCATTTAGAGTAGTCTTGTTCGTAATAAGCAGAGATAACCCGATCATCCCAAGCAGTAGGGATATAACGCTTCCTAATACTTAGAGAGTATTGAGAATCAGAGTAATCATCACTGTTAGCTTTGATTTCATTGAAGGTTTGAGGATGCCTATATGGGTACTTCCAATAGGTAGGGCTACGATGTGTTCTAGACATAGTAGTAGTTACTGAATTTTAAGATACAGAAAAAGGATCAGTATCATCAAGTATCAACATTCAGTGTTGATCAGGATGATCTAGATCCATTCTCCTCTAACCCCAAGGTGTGAGTTTCAGCAGTTAATTAAGGGATGTCCATCCCCAGGGACATCAACTAATTGTGTCATTAGCTACTAGTTTTGTGTCATTTGTGAGTTCAGTACTCACAGAATGTCCATCCCCAGGGACATTGATAGAGGAGCCAGTTGTGTCTTACGTCAGTGAGACTCGACTGGCTCCCCCCTTCCCGGTCCCCTTAATAGTGTCGGGTCGGTCAGACCTCTTCCAGCGCAGTGTGTCTCATTGTGAGACCCAGGTGGGAATACCTCTTCCTTTAGAGACTCCTCTAGCAGCTCTCCGTTGGTCAAGATTGAACCCCATCACAAGGTGATCTGTGGCGCTCTGAGGGTCATCCAGGAAGGTTTCCAAGAGATCCTGCCAGTCTTCCTGTCTACGGGCTTTGACGGCCTCGTAGGCACTAATGGACATGGCATCGGTGAAGTACTTGACCCCCTGAGCAAGAGAGTCAAGGCGGTCATCGTGTTTGACAGCACCCTTTTCTCGGCACATGCGGCTCATCTGGTAGAAGAGCATGTACAGAAGACGGTCTTCGGGAGGAGCGTCTTTATTGGAGGCGTAATCCCACTCCACCACACCTCGATCAACAATCAAACGATGCTGGTTCATCACAGGCTCTAGGGTGTCGATGATGCGGTCTTCCTTACGGACATTGGCTCGCACCTCTTCTACGTCTATGGCTTGCTTGGTTTGGCTGAGGTGTTTTTTAAACAGTTCTGCGACGATACCGTCACCGAAGTTTGTTTCGACCACAAGTTTGGTAACGTTATAGCGCTTACACCCACGAAGGATGTCAAGAAGTGTATTGTCGCTATAACCGTCGCGATACGCTCGTACTTCGTGAACGTAGAGAAAGCCATTCTTTTGTGAGATGTATGTAGCTGCTGTTTCGTCTGTGCCTCGTCCACTGGGGTCTACTGAGCAGATCGTCTCGGTGTACGGTCCCCAGTCACCTTGGAGCTGCATCGGGGAGTAGAAGTAATCACCCGGTAGGCCAACCGTAGGCAGATCTTTGAGAACATTACGAGGGTCACTGCACCACACAACAGCATCCGGCGCTTGAGTCGGGTTAACAGAGGTAATGACAAGATCGGAGAACTTAAGTGGGAATTTCTCTGCATCACTCAGGGTTGTGTCGAGTTGAAACTGCAACATGAAGTTGCTACGACCCATCGCAGCTTCCCGTTCCAACAGGTCATCGCTGGTGAAGCGGTCAGGATCTGTTGGTGTCCACTCCTCAACACCCATCTCGATGTCTTCCACGATCTGTGGGGCAAGCAGATTCTCGTATTGGGAGAGCTTGTCCTTACGGGGGTAGCGGGATGGCCAGACAAAAGGTCTGTAGTTACGCTCAGCTAGTTTGCGATAGATGGTGAAGGTGGTTTGAGGAGTACCGAGATACATGATTCGGGAGTCCTTCTTTGGTGTCAAAATGGACTCAGCCTCAGTACACAACTGAAGAAGCTTCTCCCTCATCATCTCGGTCATGCTGTTGCCTGGAACCTCGATGTCGTCAAGGATCATGAGGTCTGCACGAGAACCAGTCAGCTGACCGGTAATACCCACACTTTTAACGGATGGTGCTTGGTGTGGGGAGCAGTTCACGTCAAAGCTGATCCGTGACCATCTGGCATCATCCGATTTAGGGCGTAGGTGTTGTAGCCAAGGGGTTTCGATAATCAGCTTTTGTAAAAATATGCTCATATTATCGGCTCTCTCCTTTGAGGCCGAGATAATCATGATCTTTTTTTCAGGATTGTTGAACAAGGTCCATAGCACAAAACCACCTGTCAACCACGACTTGCCGACGCCACGAAATGCCTGTATTTGCAAACGCTTTGGCCCGTTTTGAAGATAATCGCAGATTGCGTACTGTGCTCGTGTGGGAGAGGGAAGGTCAAGCTGACTCCACAAGGCTTGAATGAATATCTTAAAATCGTTTTTTAACAAACTCAGAGAGTCTTGTGGCGATGGTGAGGAGTTCTTCTGGCGTGGCATTAGATTTGATAGTATTAGCTTTATAGGAAATGACCCAGATGTTGTCTGGTGTGTAACCCCTAGATGAATCAATTCTGTCCAAGGTTGGAGAGTTAGGACAGACCCTGCCGTCAGTACCAGGAAATAGCGGTATTCCGAGTAACGGGCATTTATCGGGAATGTGGATATCGTTAATGGTGATCGTGTGCTCGAACCCCTTACGCTTGGCTCGGCTTTTACTACGATCAACCATGTAGGCCTCCAAGGAAGCGGACCTACCATGTGTCTTGAGGTGAGCACCACGCTCACATCCACAAGACTGTTGATTATTGCTTTTTACTGCATCATCACGGATTACCTTTTCAACACCGCAGTGACACCGATATAAAGCGTATACATGGCAACCCTTCCTGAAAGCCTCTGAGAGGCGTTCAAGCATATTTGCAATAGATTAATCTAAACAAAAAAAGAGAGGCCCTACAGACGCTTGTAGGCACCTCTCCGTGTGTTTATGAATCAGTCGTAGTACCGACGCTTACGGCGGTCATATTCACTGACATTTTTCATGTCAGGTTTCTTGTCGGCATACTTAGAACCGTCAACCTTGGTCTTAGTTTCGTAGCCAGAGTCTTGACCGAACTTGTTGCTGAGCTTGCTAGCGGCTTCAGATTGCTGGGATGACTCACGCTGCTTCATGCGATCACGAAGCTTCATGCCACCGCTGTCACGATCCAGAAGGGGGTTGTTGGACTTGCTGGTGCCACGACCAGGGTTGAACTCTTCAAACTTCCGTCCCGGCATTGCTGGCTTCGTGGCCTGGGGAGCTGCAGAGCGCTGGGAACCACTGCCGGAAGCGGTGCTGCGGGAGGGGGTGGATTGGGAGGGACGCGATGCGCTGGGACGTGCGGCTGGTTTCGGGGCATTGCCAACACCCTTCAGACGCTCACGTTCAGCTGCAATCTGTTGGTTGCGGTAGTCGTTGTACTGCTGGCTACCAGTGGCTACAGTGCGACCTTTAGGTGTGTTTACACCACGGCTACTGCGGCCATTAGGGTCAGGCTTGACAGAGTTGGTTGGTTTACCAAGAGTTCCTGACTGAAGTTTGGTCAACATGTTTTGACCACGATCAGGATTGACGACTTCATACTTCTTAGCCCGTTGGGCAGGAGTAAGGCGAGCATCATCGACCATATTGAGAGCGCCGAGTACCGTGGCTGCAGCACCCCCACGTCCGATAGAAATGTTGCGACCAAGACGGGTTGAAGATTGAGCACGCTTAACAGCTGCGTCAACTACATTTGCACCGTACCTACGGTTAGCAGCTCCGGGAGGTTGGCCCACACGATTAGGGCCTGAGGAACCCTTGGCAGCCTTATCCAGCTTTGCTTGCGCCTCAAGGCGCCGCTGATTGGGGGACGCTGGTTTGGTCGCAAGTTGACCGCCAGGCTTACCAGGCGGGAGTGCTTTGGGTGTAGCACCTGTTACGCGAGCAGAACCAGTGTTGGTACGCTGGCTGGCATTGGTGACACGAGCACCGCGATTGCCACGGCCACCATCATTGGTGACTTGAGCATTAGAGACCTTCTGACGATTGGCCCGCTGGGGGTTTTGACCTTGAGTGATTGGCTTGGGGCTCTTGCGCTTGCTGCGATTAGAAGAAGAGGTAGGCGTTGCCATAATTAATTAATCCAAGATAGAATAAGCTGTTCTTTACTGGGGTTCTCACCAAACGTGGCTCTCATCCATTGGAGCCAGTTTTGACTTCCCTTTGCCTGATTACACTTTCTACAACTGGGTACAAGGTTGTTAGTAAGGTCTTGTCCTCCAAAGGTACGTGGTCGGACGTGATCAAGTGTAAGTTCATTGGCGTCATAAGATTCTCCGCAATAAACACATTGACAATTAAAGTGTTCCTTTATCGCACGCCTCCAAAGGCGTTTCGCTTCGGGGCTTGTCATGGTTATAAGGTTTTGGAGATAGTGATCAGGCGAGGGAAACAGGGGAGTCATTACCGCATCTTGTTAGTCTTACGAGCGCCTTTAGCACGGTTCACTTTGCGAGGGACGATCTTGAGGTTCTCTCGGGAGTTATTCATTGGGTTACCATCTTTGTGGTCTACTTCATGACCAGCTGGGATGTTGCCCATTGAACGACGTGCTCTCGCTCGACTAGCGTCTTTATCTTTGTTTTTGCGGCGGTAATTCTTGAGGTATTCGGCGCGAGCCTTATACTCGGCTTTCCAGTCTCTTGCCACTGAGACGACTCCGTACTAGTTCTGGATCAATCTTCGGCATGATCGAAGCAAGTTGATCAAGAGGGGAACCTTCAACAGCAACGCCGTTGATATCGTTATTTTTCAACCAGTCACACATTGCCTTGAGATCTTGTGTGGTGGCTTCACCTGTTTTGATACGACGTAGGTATTCTTCAGTTACAAGACGGTGGAGTTCGTTGAACTGATCTTCTGTGGCTTTAGTGGTTTTAGCCATTTCTCAATACAATCTGATCTAGTTTGTTCTCGATGCGGATCATGTGGTCCTCCATCTTTTGAAGAGCAGTTGATAGCTCTTGTTTTTGAACGTAGTTCTCAGCAACACGGAGTTCTACCTTGTCGATACGTGAATCGACTTCCACAATCTTGTTATTAAGACGTGTGGTGAGGGCTACCATTGCGGTAATTGCAGCAATGGCAGCAGATACGGCGGCTTCAATCATTCTCCCGAAGTAGTTTGATAAGTTTTTCTGAGTACTGAGGATCAGTTGCATAACCTTCAGTTACTAAAAGGCGAGCACATTCTTCAGGAGAACTAGCGCGATTGACGCCTTTGTATTGCTTGTAGTCGCGATACCAGCGATCTACGAGGTAGGAGACACAGGTCTGTAGGTCTGGGAAGTCAATAAAGCCTGCTTTGATTGTCACCCACTGACCATTAATGAACTCTTTGGTTTCACGTTCAGAGCCTTCACCTTTGAGACCGAAGTAGTTGTTCTTACCAGAGGTGTGTTTACCGTACCCACTCTCCAATGCCCACTGAGCAGCTACAACCTCAGGGAACTTGGCTCCAGCCGTCTTAGCAGCGGCTTTAACGCCCTTCCAAGTGTTCTCAACGGGCGCTTGAGGTAGGGGGGTATTAACGGGTCGGAAGCTCATGAACCAACCAGTCCCTCGGCCTTCTACCTCCCAACGGGGAAGCCAGTTCTTCCAGGAGTAGCGGACGTCCTTACCACCAGAGCCAATCGTGACGTAGCCCCCATTGACGTTATCCATCTCTCCATAGGGGTCGTGGAAGATGCCTCGTTCACCATCATCACCAATGAGGAGCATCCAGTGCCCACCACCAACGGGGTTAGAGACGTGACCTTTATGAAGGATGCCAGTTGCTACTGGGTAGCCAGCCTTGAGTTCGTTAATGAGTGTCTGTTTAGCACCTTTGGTGTAGAAGGTGGCAAACACTCCGTACTGCTGACAAGCTTTGATTTGACTTGTGGAGGAAGTGGTATCGCCAAACTTGAGAACTGTTCTTAGATAATCATCATCAGCATTACTACCTTTAAGGGCATCAGGACGGAGATACTTGATGGCCATAGCACATGTCGAGCTAAAGCACATCCTGTCACCATGTCGGGTGGCAGAGTCCGTCTGAAGATAATATTGGGGGACTCTAAGTATTGTCATAGTGCCTACGAAGATAATCTACAGCCTGCATGAGGCCGCTTAAAGAATCACCAAGTTGCCCAATTCCAATATTGCAGTTATGGCAAAGCAAGCCTCGCACTTGGCCGGTTGAATGATCATGGTCAATAACGAAGCCCGCCTTACGGTTAGGATTGCTAGACCGGCAGCAAGCACACTTGTGTAGCTGCTCTTCAAGCATCTCTGTATATTCCTCTGGTGTAATGCCGTATCGCTGAGTGCGGTGATAGACATTACCCTTTGTCTGACGCCAAGCCTTTCCGTAGTCGCTTGTGCAAGGTTTGCATCGGGCTGTAACGCCATCAGAACTGCGTCGTTCTTTATGGAAATTGTCAAGTGGTTTATCTTCGCCGCACTTTGTGCAGCGTTTTGTCACAGTATTATATAAGAGTAAAAGTAAAAAGAGGATGTTTAAGCAAACACCCTTACTGGTTGCTCAGGCTCCACCACAAACTCCTCCCACCCCTCAGGCAACTCACCGCTGTAGTTGACGTGCCAGCCGTCGAGGACCGTAGGGGGTGTGATGACGTTGCCTTCTTCGTCCCATTCACCGCCACGGGTGATGGTTCCGATTACATCTAAAGCGTGATTGTGGGAGGCAGTGATAAACTCGTTGTCTTCAGTAAGCAGACCAGCAGCTTGCAGTGCAGTCATGCCGGTGGCTTCGTCGGGGAAGCGAATAAAGTGTGTCATTGCGTGATCTGCTGCAGGGTGGAGTTAGGGAGGCGTTGGGGCCAGTAGGTGAGGCGGCGGATGGTGCCGGTTGTAGGGGCTCCACCAGCAATGCGACTGCCAATAGACAAGTCCGTGCCGTAAGTACCATCAAATGCTCCTTCCACCACAGCGCCACCATCTAGCACTAGACTTCGCATTGAATCGGCTGATGAATACGCAATTCCGCCTTTAAAAGTAATACCATCAGAAATAACATTAACAGTATCTAAAACGGTGGTTGAGTCAAACGTCCTAAGGTCGTTTTGGTTTTGAACCTGATATAAATAATAGCTTTCTGCCGGACTGGTGGAAGTCCCTAGAAAGACTTTGGCGGCAGAAGCTGAAGAACGAGTTACGGATGCTTCTAGGTAATATGTACCCGTCGTTGAACTTCCCCAGCTAGACCAGTTACTTCCCGTAATACTGGCCACGTCTGCACTGCGGGTGACTGCTGCTGTGGTGGTGGGGATATAGCTGGTGGGGAACGCCCCGGCTTCTAGTTGCCGTCCCCAGAGATAAACAGAGTCTCCAACAGCATTTGTAGAGCCTTCAGAGCGCGTATAAACCCTATGGGTCACTCCGGTTCCGGTGTTGTTATTTGGCAAAGAAAGCCAAAGCCTGAACCACCCATTACCTAGCTGCTGGTATCCAGCAGTAGCGCTAGCGGCACCACCGCCGCCAATGCCGATTGCTTTTGTCGAAAAATTAAAATTAGCAAACGCTTCAATGTATGTGCCGCCGTTCATCGCAATGTTAAAACTTACACTAGGCGATGTTCCTTGCTTTACAAAGCACGACATCGTGTAAGTAGCTGTAGATGGTGCAATAGTTGCTATGTTCTGAACCCAGCATGTGTTCGACGTAGATGCAAGGGTGGCTGTAACCAGGTCAGCCGTTGATGTGCCGTCTGGAGCAATCGTCTGATTGGTTGAAATGCTGACGCTATTGGTTGCCTGATTTTGAGAAAAGTCCTCAGAGTTGAGAATCAAATTCGTCCTCTGCTCCTCCACCAACAGCCCCAGGCTTTCGCCAGTTGTGGGGTTGTGGTCAAACCGTGCTTCGTTCGTCGTCGCCGTTCTGATCACACCCTGGCTATCGACGTAGGTGCCGCTGCTGGCGCGGGTGAAGGTGACAGGCTGTGATCCTGTAGCAGCATCTACTAGGGATTTCTGATCAGAGAACTGAAGGTCAAGGCTAGGGCGTTCTCCTGCGAGATCATAAAGTTGGTTGCCAAGACCTCGTGATGTGCTGATTGTACTTGTCTTGGTTCCACTTAGTCTCATCAGATCAGCTCCGTTACTGCCAGAGAACCATTAACAGTCGCACCTGTTTCACGGATGACTGCAATGTTGGCACCAAGAGGTACAGCAAGATCCAGACGCTCACCATTAGCGATGAAGTGGCTTGTGGAAGCATTAGCAGTCTGAGCACCTACACCAATCGCATAGCGAATATCACAACCACGAGCACGAATGCTAATACGTGCAATGCTGGGCGTAAGAGCAGTGTTCTGTGAGGTAGTCGTAGCTGAAAGTTGACGTGCTACACCGGGTTGACCAAGAGGTTCAACGTAATCAAATGCGTAGCGACCGTTAGGAAGATTGATTGTGGTAGACATGAGTGATTACCCGCGAAGAATCTTTTTAATTTGAGAGATCTTGTCGTCTTCCTTACGGAATGGACGTGCAAGACGAGCAGCCCGTATAACGAATTGGGTGACGCTGTTAGAACGGAGCTTCTTATTAAGGCCGATGTACTCAGACGCCAAAAAGAGAATAAAAAAAGCCAAGGCCTCAAGCGAGACCTTGACTCCAAAGATGGTGATCATTGTACTTAATGAGTATTATGTTAGGCCGAAGAGTTCTTTAAGTTCTTCAACGGTCAACCCAGCGGCTTCCAGCTTCTGCTCAGTGGTGAGCACTGGGGCGGGTTCAGGTGCAGGAGCAGGTAAGGGGGTGTTGCCTTCCTCCAGCCACGCCAGATAGGCGGCGTAGTCGGTGTTGGCGGGGTCAGGTGGGATGAAGGCGTTATCGGAGAAGCGGAGGATGGTGTCGCCGGTTGTGAGTTGATAGGTCATGGGTTACAGCTCGGCGGAGGCGGTGAAAGTAATACTGGATGTCGTGTATTGAGTTGCGCCTGTCGTACTTACTCCAACTGCTGCGCAATCTGAATTGACATTTCCAACAGTTGGGGAAAAACTTCCTGAGAGCACAGAAGCAGTAATGGCAATCGTCGGCGTGACCCTTTTGCTTACGTATTGCAAGTCTGCTGCAAACCAAGTGCCGCCCGTATTTGCATACTTTGCCCCAGTGGACAAATGTGTCTTTGCTTCAAAGTACCTCTGACACAACGCCAGCTCCTGCCCGTAGCTCCTGCGTTCAAACGGGGTGGCGACGGTGCCGGGTTCTAGTTGGACGCCGGTGATGTAGAAGGTGGCGTTAAGTGTTGCACTAAGTTTAACAGAAGTACTAGTTGAACACGCCCCAAAGCTAGTAAGATTCCATGATCCTGGCGATTGTTGATAATTAGATCCAGACCCCAAATCCCATAGGACGTTGATACCGGTGGTGGTGCCAGTTTCCCAAATACCGTGCGTCACGCCTGGAATAGTAATAGTTTTATACTCCCAAACGTTAGCACTGCTAATAGTGTAGGTGAAAACGTAAGACCGAATCCCAGAAGCATTAGAAAGTCCACCAGCAAAAGTACCAGTTACGCTGCTACGCACCCAAAAGGATAGCGTTACAGAAGATGCTCCTGAAGCTCCCCATCCAAAATCTAGAATATTATTACCTTCGATTCTCTGGCCAACAGCAGCAAAGTCGGTGGAGGAAAGCGTCGGATCAGCGGTTCCAATGGTAATACTAAGGCTGTTTTTAAAACCTGCAGGAGCAATATTACTACGAGTCACAGTGAGTCCAACTAATCCATCACTATCCGTACGAAAACGGTCAACTACGTAGCCTTGGGCAATTACAGCAATTCCAATATTTCTTTGGTCAACCCTCATGTCTCCGTTAATAATACGGTTGCGAGAACCAGCAAGGTGTCCACCATTAAGGCTCGGAACGTTTAGAGTTCCAGTAAGGGTTCCACCAGCAAGTGGTAAAGCAGCATTAGCAAGGGTTAAAGCAGACGAAGCTGCGGTACTGGCTGAATTGGCAGTAGTTAAAGCAGCAGTCGCATTGGTACTAGCAGTATTCGCTGTACTAACAGCAGTGGTTGAATTACTTAATGCAGTGTTAGCAGTGGCAGCAATAGCATTAGCCGTGGCGTCAGCGGCATTAGCAGTAGCAGAAGCGGCATTAGCCGTAGAAATAGCAGTGTTGGAATTAGCTAGTGCAGCATTAGCCGTCGACTGAATAGCCGAAGCATCAGTGTTAGCAGCAAATGTCTCCGTCTCTTGGCTCTTATAGAGCACCTGAAGGAAGTTATCGTTCAGATCCTGTGAGCGGATAGCACTACCAGGGAAGAACGTAGCCTTGGTACTAGCGTCATCAGTTTGACGGTAGATCCTGATAGCCGCTCCATTAGCAGGAGCAGTGTTGAATTGAACAGTAGTGGCGTTGGCTAGGGTGTATGCAGTTGTGTTGACACCGTTAAGGCTGACCTTAATATCGGTTGTCTCAAGATATGGGAAGGTAAAAGAATAGAGAACGGTAGAACCATTCCCTGTGTAAGTATTTTCAGTGATAGCCATTTAACTACTTAGGCACAGAGAGGATGCGCTGAAGTGCAACATCGGGGCGATTAGACTTCTGAAGGGCTTCAGTAGCCCGACGATTCATAGCAGCATGTCGCAGGTCGGGATATTGCTGATACAGCTCTGCTTCAGCAATGCGTTGAGCATTAGTAAAGATTTGCTTGATCTGGCGATAGAACTCAGAGTTCTCAACGTCCATACCCATTTCGGGATCAGAACCTTCTCCGGTGGCACTACGAATACCAAGATCGCGGATCTTCTTGTAGGTCTCCATCTCTTTGCGGATGGCTGGATTTTTAAAGAGAGTGGTTAGCTGTGATTCAATGTTCTGTTTACCAATGAGGTTTTGATACCTTGACCGTGTCTTGGCATCAAGCCTGTTGCCCTGACTATCAGTATTTAAAGTCTTGACAATATCAAATCCACTCTCACGCAACATACGACGTGTGGGATTGTCGAGGAAATTAATCTGCAAAGGGCTAATCGCGTTGAATACACGAACCATTGGATCAAATTCACGAACAACGGATCCATCAAGAATGTCGTACTTGAGCGGTAGTTCGTCTTTGATAATTGGGTTTCGGTTAGCAATAGTCTGAAGACCTTTGCGGAAATCCTTGTCAAGTTCACGCATGCCGGGGTTTAGGACGTTTGCAATCTCATTGCGAGCACCAGCCCATGGCAGTTGATTGTTGGCGATGTTGGCCAGCCAAACAGCAGACTGGGCGGGGTTGAGGGACAACACTTCATTGAGCGGGCCGAGACCAGCAAGGAATGACTTATTGCTGACGTTCATGGCAATGAGATGGCCAAGCTTTGTCCACCAGTTCTGAGTAGCTGATTCACCAAGGAGGTTCGCATTATCTCCGATATCAGCAACCATGGAGATAAATGAAGTGAACGGCTCTAAGCTGTCGTAACTAACCCACTTACCATCGATATTGATGGAACGCGGACGCCAGCCAGCCTGGATCCAAGCATTACGCTTCTCACGGTCAACAGGTCCGTTACCTGTGAGGCGACCACTGAAGTAAAGACCAATACCAGAAGCGACAGTAAGGTAACCAGCAGCAATACGACCACGCATTACAGCCTGAGCTTCGATAAGCTGAGCAGGGTTGTTGATACCATACAACGCAACCTTTTCAAGATTATCTGCAGAAGCACCAAGTACAGTGCGGACTTCTTGATTGAAGTTAGCAAGAATTGGAGTGTGCTTTTGAACAAGCTCTAGTGCGTTCCAACCAGTCCTCATGAAAAGGAAGAAGGGTCGAATAAGTGGGCTGTTCTGAATCAGACTTTCGACCTTAGTAAGGTTCTGTCCAAGTGGCAACTTAAGGCCAGCCTCGTCAGCCATACGAATAGCATATTCAGATTTGACCAGTTGGTTCTTATGATCAAAGACTTGATCGATAAAGTCCTTCTCGTATTTCTGAACAAGCTCTTTCATGTTCTTACCGCCAGTTTCATCCCACGCCTTACTAAAGGCTTGGATCTTGGCATCCATACGACCCATGATCACACTTGTGCCTGCATCAATAGCAGACATTGAGACCATCGGGTACTTAACGCCAATCCAGTTGTTGAAATCGTAGAGAGCAGTGGTGAGGTGGTACATCATCTTTTCAGCAGATGATCCTTCACGCTCAATAACAGCACCAACGTTCTTCCACTTATCAGTCATCGTGAGTGGAATACGTTGGTTTTCAACGTAGGGAATATCGTTAAGGTTATTCTTGCCAGCAACAAAGGCTTTGTTAGCGATTGTCCAGGCTTCACCAACGGACTGGAAGGCAGTTTTGAGGGTGGCAAAACCCATAGCCGTGGCTTTGGCATCACCGCTCAGAGCGCCACCTAGAACGGCTGTCATAGGACGCATAAAGGTAACAAGGGTGTTACCCATACCAGCCCTCATGATGGTCTTGGGGCCGCTTAGGACGCTGTTGTACATGATGCTGGTGAGAGCATCCATGAAGGCACTCTTTTTGCCATTACGACCGATAATGGAATCCCAGCTAAAGACTTGGTCCTTAGCGAACTTGTACATCTCGTCAAGAGCCTTGACATTGCCATCCGCAATAGCAAGAACATCAAGGTAATGACGCATCACTTCAGGATCACGGTCAAATAGATCCTTCAGTCCAGTGACAAACTTCTTGACATCCTCGTCACGCTGACGGATACCAGCAGCAAAGGAAGCAGGGTCAGTTTTGAGACCGTTAAGCTCAAAACCACGAACATACTTAGAGCGACCAGTCTCCATGAGCATGAACTCCATACGCTTCATAAGCGCTTCGACCTGACGGTCATTGGACATCACACCATCGATGGAACGAGCTGCTTGTGCAAGATCACTGAGTTCTCCAGCAGTGGTGTGGATAAGCATCTCTACAGCACGGTGGTCGGTGAGGCCCATGAACCGTTCCTTGTTACCCGTGATGATGTTCATGCGCTCAAGGTAATCATCGGAGTCTTCAAGCAGCCGCTTACGTAGCGGCTCTAGATCATCAGGATCCTTAGCAATATCATCAAGGATGTCCAGGTACTTAGCGGTTGAGAGCGCCTTAAGTTGCTGAACACTGAAGCCCTTCATGGCATCTTTCTTACCTTCAAGGGACTTAGCTTGGTTAAGCTCGATCTCTAGATTCTTGGCAACATCCTCAATCGCCTTACGACGAACAGGATCGAATTGGGAGAGACGCTTCTCTAGAGCAGACTCGGTATAAACAGAAGGACGGCGGCCGTTCTTGAGTATGCCATCTGTCTCCATCCTGTAGCTGTTCAACAGGGAACGGTAATAACCACCAGCACCAGCCGGACTTAGAAGACCCTTATCTGGACGGTCATACATCGGAGAATTAACCCAAGCATTAGGCTCAAGCCCTTCAGGATCATCCTCTAAAGCATTCTTGACCTTTTCGTCAAAGTTAGCCTGACGGCGATCAGCACTATCTCTGATCTTGTGTTCAGCTACAGCTTTAGGATCAAGGCTGTCGTGCAGATCTTTGTACTCTTTAGTAAGGTCTTTACGGGCCTGTTCAAGAGCTACAAACTCAGGATCAGAGTCACGAAGGAAAGCAACCTGATCTGCAGTCAACTTGCCATCAGGGTTGACCTGAGAAACCTTAGCCGTGAGTTGTTCTTGGACGCGGTTAAGTGCGCGTTCTGTCTTTTGAAACGCTTGGAGCGAGTCTTCAGCTGGTACTTCTGCAGCCTTAGCAGCTTTAGCAGCAGCTCGCCAGCCAAAGAGAACATCGGTAACAGCACCAATACCGAGCCCCTCGATGACGTTCTTAGCCTTACGTTCAAGAGGTGTGTCGTTCTCTTCAGTAACAAGCCAGTCAGGAAGCCAAGGCATGAGCTTGTTAACTTCCGTAGAAAGAGTCTCACCTTGGGAGTAAGAGCTAGTGAAGTCCGCAGCAGCGCCAATGATTGCGCCTTTGGTGGCGTCACGAACTATTCGACCAGATACTGATTTAGCCTTATCAGAAGCCAAGGCTGTACTTAAAGCGTTGGCACCCGGCACACGTACAGCCTTTGCACCCTTCGCTGCGCCACGCAGGAGGCCAGTAAGGATTGCGTACTCACCAACACCACGAAGGACATTGCCCCACACGGTACGGTTCATAGGTTCCTTCTCATCAGCAACCTGAAGCCAAGTCGGCTTGAACTCTGGGTTAAGTAGTTGACCAGTGACGGTTGCTTCAGCAGTAGCACCAATACCTTCTACAGCGTCGATACCAGCACCAACGACGGCAGTGCCTACCTCTTGAATTGGGTTTGGAGGGCTTGCCTTTTCACCAGCTTGTACAGCTTGATCTTGTGTCTGTTGCCGTTTAGCAGCTTCTTGAGCTTGAATCTCCTTAGCTCGTGCCTCTTGCTGTTGGCGATACTCTTCATCATCATCCAATGAATCAAGAGCAGCCTTATCCGCTTCTGCTTGTTGCTGACGCAGAAAATCATAAGATGAGCTTTTCTCAGCCCACGGTGGAATGTATGATGAAGTCATAGTTAGATATCAGCGTAGACTTGAGAGGCAATCCAAGAAGGATCTCGCTTACCTCGTGTAGTCTCTTGAATGCCTGAAGGGCCAGAAAGGTGTTCGATATGTACGTGTGGGCCAGTAGAACGACCTGTATTTCCAGATAGGGCAGCAATTTGCTTGGCACCTATACGTTGTCCAGGTTGGACTTTGACGCGAGAAAGGTGGGCCATGCGGACTACATTGCCGTCTTGAAGCCTTACATCAACGAAACCGCCGTAGCCTCCGTTGTCCTTGTCAGGTGAACCAACCTGTAGAACAGTGCCAGGTTGTTTGAAACTGAGCTTCACACCAGTAGGGGCTCCGAAGTCCATACCTTCGTGAGGGTTCCTACGAAAGCTTTCCTGTTGTAGGAAACGGGAGGTGACCGGCAGCTGTGACAGCAGACGCCTAGCAGGAGCACTCATAAGACGTGGGTCACGCCATGCAGATGTAGTACCGCCAGGAGCTGCACCTTCCATGAGCCATGAACCTGCACGATTACGGTGGCTAGCTCTCATGTTTTTGATGTGCTGAGCCAGTGATCCGTTGCTATCAGCACCGATAACACGTCCCTGGGCACGAGCACGGCCAAGATAGGCAGGCGCTTGGACGGCTTGATAAAGCATCTCAAGCCCATCACCAGGCTTAATACCAGCATCTTTCATGTAGCGGACAACAGCATCGGCCATCTGCATGGAAGTCATGCCAGAACGGACACCGTACTTCTTCTGGTTGTAAGGCGAGAATTGAATCCAACCAAGGTACTCACCACCATCACCACCAAAGATATCCAGACCACGGCGGTACTGACCAGAGACAAGACTACCTGCAGTTTCGTAATTGATGAAAGTAGCAACATCAACAGGGTCGACACCAAGTTGCTGAGCAATATATCCAATAGCTTGACGCTCTTGACCAGGACCAACTAGTCCAGCATCTGTCAACGCACGAGAGGTACGTAGAGCAGTAGGAGTGCGATAAAGAAGCTCACGTAGACGGGGGCTTTCTACGGACTCAACACGGCGTTGAACAAAAGGACGTTGACGGGGGGGAAGATCAAACTTCTGAAGTTGAGCATCGATGATCTCAAACTCACTCATCTCCTTGCCACGGGGAAGAGCGTTTTGAATCACGCGAACTATGTCAGGGATAGGACTGTCTGGGTTGACAAGTGATTGAGCTTCTTGGCGAGTAATGAGTTCGCGTCCAATAACAGCGGCACGGCCACCGTTTTTGACTTGGGAGATGATACCATTTACCCGTTGCTTGGCTTTAGCTAGACCGCCCTGGCCACCAGATCCAGCACTTCCCCAACGATAAAACTCCTGATCCCGAACACTATAAGTACCAACGTTCTTGTCTGGATCAGGATTAGAGTTGTCCTTTTCGATCTCAGCTACGATGTCTTGTGCTGCTTTGGAATAAGCAACCTGAGGATCCATATTAGAGCCACCACTTTGCATGTAGGCACGTGCCTTGGCATCTAGCTGCGCTAATGCATGAGCTTCTGCAAAACTATAAGTGGCGTCCTTAGCACCGCCTTGCCACCTAATGGCGAGGAGAAGTTTGTCTTTGATTGCTTTACCGTACTGATCACGGTACGGTTGGGTAGCAACAGTACGGCGCTTGTCCTGCTCTTGTGCTCGACCTAACCAAGTAGTAACAACATCCGGATTGTATTTGCCAGAACGAAGCTCAGCGACTGTCAGCTCATCGCGAGCGTAGAGTTCCTTGATGAAGTCCTCCTGCTCCTGTTTAGTACGAGCTTGAAGGGTTTGATTATCGCGGTAACTGAGAAGACGCTGATCAACTTCACCATTGTAAATCCGTCGAGAACTTTCAATAGCCTTATCGACTAAAGCCTCGTCAGCACCCCCTTCAACAGCGTTTAGTTCATTGATGACATTGTCCGTCCAGTTCTCAAGCTCCTGGGATTGAATACGATCACGGAGATCCTCTTGAGCGGCTTGCTTACTATCAAGCTCTTGGAACGCTTTAGTGAACTCAGAACGGCGAGCTACACCCCAGGGAACACCTGGCATATAGGACTCTGATTCCGACCACGTCTGAATAGCGTTGCGGTCGCCAATGTTTACGAGGTGATTTAGAACAGCCCTAAAAGATCCTAACGGAGTAAAGCCTCTACCATTCTCGTCTTCAAGGTTGCCATACGCTTGAACGGCATCATTAATGGCACGAATTGGATCAGCGTTGAGACCTGCTTCTAGCTGGAAGTTAGTTTCGGCAAGTCGATTTTCATTCTCAGCTTTATTAAAGAGCTGACGTTCATCCTCTAAAAGCTTATTCTCAGTTTGCTTCATGGCAAAAAGAGATTTAGCCACAAGAGCAGGGTTGATACCAAGTAGACCTTGCTGCTTAACGAACTGCTTAAACAGTACCTTGTTGACAGCAGCTCGTTGATCTGGCCCTCTGTGATTCTTGGGACTGATAACTTCAACCTGTCCTGTCTCAGGATTTAGGAATTGGATAGGTTGGTCATCGTTCTGATAACTATCCTCCAAGAAACCTGCATACTGCGGCACAGCCATCTCAGCCAAAGCCATAGCTCGGCCGACCTTCTGCATCTTAGAAAGTTTACGGACGGCTCTAACCTGTTCTGGAGCAGCATTGGCATCCCGAAGAGTATTAGCGGTAGTTTGAATACGTTGATCGGCAGCTCTTATTGTAGAGAGACCACTTTCGATTCGGACAGCTTCTTGAGGATCAGGACCATTGATGTATGTGTTGACATACTCGTCCATCTTCTCGTTCTCATCCTTCTCCTTTTTCCAGTTAACGAGCATTTCGCCAACCGTTTTAGAGAGAGGTGCCAATGCACCAAGAATGGTTACTTGTTGATCGAGGTTTTGCTGTGCTTGCGTAGCGTCAACAACTTGTTGACGTAGGTTACGAGCTACAGCTTCTTGATAACGGTCATTGCTTCGTTGAGAGAACTCAAAGTTAGAGGCTCTATTCTGTTGCTCTAATTGCTGGGCATTTTGCATGCCACTGAGGAATGCATCGCGATTCCGGTTCTCAGCACTTTGGTTGTCACGCATTTGCCGTAACATTGCGCCGCCCTGTTGACCAATAGCATCAACACTGGCAGTACTGAGTTGAATCGGATTAAATCCTCGATCTCGGGCGTACCCTTGATACTTGATTTGATCCATGTTAGTAGTTAACTGAATTTACCGCCAAACATTTGATAGGCGTTAAGACCAGTAGAAAGGAAGTTACTAGCTACCGAGAACGCATTTGCTGATGGAACTGTATTTGTACCTTTGATCGGTTTAGGACCACGTACAGGCTTCGATGGGTCAAGGATGGTTGCACGAGGCATAGCCAACGGAGCCATCGGTGCAGGAGCCTTCAGAGGGGTCAGCATGCGACGTGCATCAGCATTAAGATCAGCTGAGTAGCGGTCCAGATCTATCTGCTTACGAGAAGCTGCAGAATCCTTAGAGGCGCTTAGAAGGCTTTCTGCAAGGATCGCTTGATTTCGACCGTAGCCAGCCATAGCAGAGGCTAGGGTCTTACTAGCAGATCTCCCAGAAATGCCACTTGCCTGAACCTGACCTTCCTCCTGCAGCATCTTGACAAGCATGTCCTGCTGGTCAAAAGCCATGCTGGTTATAAGTTCCTGATACCTGCGATTCTCATTGGAGTAAGCGAGTTGAGCAGCTTGGGCGTTAAAACCACGCTGCAACCCATAAATCCGCTCGGACTCATTAAACTGACGAACTTGATTGTTGTACTCATAATCTCGGATTTGAAGGTCAAAAGCGTAGTTCCTACGAAATGTCTCTTCTTGGTAGCGGAGATTATTTTCCTGATTGTTCCGTGATACTGCGTTCTCAGTTAAACGGAAGTTATAGTCACGAAGCGTCTGATCCCAGTTGTACTGATCAACCTGCTTGTCGTATTTGAACTGCCTGTTGATGCGTTGCTGTTCAGCCCTTCGTGCGGAGTTCTGGGAGCTAGCGCCTGACAAAGCGCTGAGACCACCAAGTACTGCGCCGCCAATAATAGTAAACGGGTCTGCCATACCTTACGCCCTCCTGTAATAACGAGGTGAATATCGACCCTCCCAGTTAGCTGAGACAAGGCTCACGGGGAAAGGAGAACTTGAGAAAATACTTAGCGTGAAGTTATCTGATTTCTGATGGATAGGCACAGCGTACTGATTAGTCTTAAGGAAAGGAATGTCATTAGCGACGTAATAGTCAGCGTCTTGAATAGTTTCAACATCATCCCAGTCAGACCTACCACGAGCCTTCAACCTGAATGTAATCTCACCACCAAGGCCAACACGGAATAAAGCACGTGCTACCGTCAAAGATGCAGACCAATCAGAAACCTGATCGTTGTCACCAGAACGGTAGAAGAACCGTGGCATTTCAACGTTAAAATCATAGGTGTAACCGACAATGAGATCATCACTGGTAAGGTCACGACCAACAACTTTGGCGTAGTAACCACCACCGTCTTGAAGAACTGTGGGGAAGACAACAAGGCCAGAGTTGCTGTAGACAGGTGTTATCTGATTAGGGTTGGCTGTAACAACACACAAAGTCCGGTTAGGATCTGGTGTGAATGGTAGGTAAACCTTTGTGTGCTCATCACCAACAGTAGAGACGTAGGTCTTGCTAGTTGGTGGTTTCCACAGGTCAAGCCTTGGGTCAACACGACTACCGTCAGCAGTCAGGAATGTAGATGACGTAGGACTTTGGATGATGCTAATCTTTTGAATAGCAATGCTGGAACTCTGTTGAGTAACAACCCAGAAGACATCACGATCAACAGCGTGGTGAAGGACATTGCCAGAAGCAATCCACTTAAACCAAGCTTGAAGTTCACGACTCTCTCCTTCTGCATAGAAGCGGAAGAGGTAGAGTTCACGGCTTGATGTGCTACCCAACGACAGAAGGCTGTTCTGTGGAGAGCTAACAACCTGATCAATGGTGGACGGAATCCACTCAGGAACAATCCTTGAGATGTCAGTTACAATGGGACTATCATCTTGTCCACGAGTCAACATCTCAAACACACGACAGTAAGACGGTGTTTTAGAGATGAAAGAAACTGTTGTACCCATGTCTACTGGATCGTTCAGCGGATCCATTTCATAGTTGGATACAGTCTTAATGGTTGTACCACCAGGAGTCAGGATGCCTTGACTGCCCTGCATCAGGAACTGCTGAGACCGGCTGAACAGCAGCAAGCCCTGAGCCACAGGTACAACACCATGAAGCTTGGCAGGACGGATACTGGAGCAGGAGATATCAACAGGGTCAGACGCAACAGAGGTCAACGCTGAGTTGTTGTACAGGTTGAAATAATCACCAGCTTGACTGAGGCAGACGTTTTCCTCAGACAAGAAACCAAGCCGGTTGTTATAGAAGAACAGCTGTTGGATTTGATTGCCAACGAAGCTTGGATGCTCATTGGTTTCATCGTCACCAACCAAGCGGGGCTCCCAGCTCACCTGTTGGAAAGTGAATGTCCCGTTAGCATTGCGTACAAGCTGGTGGGGCATTGTGGAAGCAGTCAGACCTGTGCTGACGTTTGGAGCAATAGTCTCCTCCCAGTAACCATTACCAGAGACACCATCATCAGCAATGAACTTGACGTAGTAGTTATCTTGGTTTTGATTCGTATTAGAGACTTGAACAATACGGTCGTGCTTAGCCTTACTAGGCAGCTTTGAAATATTATCAACCGACTCTTGGTAACCAAACATGGCATCACCATCAGGACCACCGCTTACCTCAAGAGAGAAAGCAGCAGTCTTTGTGATTTCAATGGTGGTTCCAATACGGGTGGCAGTTACACCAGCAATGGTGTTGAGGTCAGTGGTGAGTGCATTCAAGATCGCATCAGCATTCACCGTGTTCTGAGTCTGAGACGGTGAAGTGATGGTTGCCTCAGAGTTAAAGGTCGTATAGGTCTTGGTTGTTGCATCAATCTTGACGGTGTAAACAGCACCATACGCAACATCTTTGAGTACTACCGTTCCACGAGTACGAGCTGTGTATGACGGTGCAGCAGACGTTGTAACCGTAACAAGCTTGTTTGTAATGAACGTGTAGTCATTAATAGTCAGGATGTCATAGTCATCCTTTGCACCAGTCAGATAAGCTGTAGCACCAGCTCCATAGGTAACAGTGCGAGGAGTACCATCTAAAAGACTCCAGACACTGATGGTAGTACCTTTGATAACAACAAGATATTGCTCAGCTTCATCGCGGAAGATCGAGAACCACTTACCATTAGAAAAGGTATTCGGTGCAATTAGGTTATTACTAGAGTCACGGAGATCCTTAACAAACTGACCACCAGGCCGTTTGATCAGACCAAAGGTAGGGTCAGGGTATCCGTTATCAACCTTAGTAAGTTGACCAGGGAACTTCAGGTCATCAGTCTGCTGGGAGACTCCACCTAGAAAGTTTGGTATTCGTTGTGTAATTGAAGCCATATCAACGTGCTAAGGTGCGGAAGGGTTGATAGCTGGAGTAATAGTTGTCACCACGAGGGAAACCAAAGTATGAGTAATCACCTTGGTTACAGTCGTACTCCATAAGGTTGGCACGAGTAAGAGCTTCCTTTTGTTGCAGCATCTGGTACAAGGTTGAGTCACCGACGATCTTGGTAGATGCCATAACAGCAGCACGAGCCACGATGTAGTCGCGGACGGGGAGCGGTAGATCGACGAAATCAAAGAGCCAGACAACATCACACTTCACCGTGTCATAATCAGACCACGAGAATGAATGGCTGATCTTGTCGTAAAGCTTGCCAGATCGTCGAACTACTTCACGACCTTTATTTTCATAGATGTCAGACAAGTCAATGCTCAACACATTAGAAGGAATAACAATCTGACCGTTACCGTCTGGAGTGAACGGATATTCTGTTTCAGTATTAAACCCCCACCCCTCGGCCTGTACCTCGCGATTAACCTCAAGCAAGGTGTCGTAAGTAATAGCTACATCAGGGTTGGTATTAGTGAGCGTAGTGACAGGAGCCTGTCCTACTGCTCCGAGTATTTGATTTACGGCGTCCAGTTCGGTGGACACTAAAGCACTAGGAAAAGCCATATCACTATTTAAAGAAAAAGGGGGAACCTTAAATAAGATTCCCCGTTATTAAAGATCAGACGTTGGCGATATTGCACTCAACGCCGGGGTATGCAGTACGCAGACCTTTAGTGGTCGAGGCCACAGCAGAATCAGCAACTGCACTGCCATAACCTTTACGGGTTTTGGCGACAGAAATACGAACGGCATCAGTAGTGCAAGCACCATTGTTACCGGCGGTAACAGAAGCAGCCATTGTTAATTACCTCTAATTATCAGGAACGAGCAGACTGCAGTTCGATAGCAGCAGCAGGATTCAGGGTGCCACAGCCCATGGCAAGACGACCCACAATGATGTCACCCTGGTACATGGTACGCACGTCAGAACCGGTGGTTTGCACTTGAGGACCAATGGCCTCAACCACACCAGCAGCATCTTTGTGATAGATCAGACCACAGTGGGTGCTGAAGTCACCAGAGTAGTTGTTGTTCTCACCGTTCACAGCGGCAATGTTGCCAGCCAGGAAGGGCAGGTTGTTGGAACGCTTGATAGGAATACCAGCGATCTCATACAGGCCATCACCAGAGTTCAGGCTACCCTGAGTGTTACCGTAGTCACGGTTCAGGATGTTGCTGTCAACCTGGCTGATCAGTGCATAGTACTGACGAGGAGCCAGCACAGCCATACGACCCTGCTTGGGCAGGTTCTTCTCATCCATGATCGAGGCAGCCTCAAAGAAGGCATCGACAATGGCTTGAGCGTCGTACTCTTTCTGCACACCCAGTTGGATCACCGAACCGCCGGGCTCAGGGCCAGGAGCAGCAGTGATGGGGTGGGCTTCACGAGCAGCCTTAGCGATCTGACGGAAGATCTTTTTGTCATAAGCTTCAGCCAGAGCGTGGCCGATCTTGGCAGCGATCTCCGAACGCAGGCTGTAGTGAGCGAGGGTCTCATCCAGGTCGTACACGAAGGCAGAGCTGACGAGAAGGTCGTCACAGACGATGGTCTTTTCTGCCACCGGGGGATCACCACTACCCAGGATCGGAGTGCCAGGCTCGTGGTAAGCCGCTTCCATGCGACCGGTGAAGATAAACTGCATAGCCTTACCGTTCTTCAGGGTACGGCTCTGCACAGTGCCTTTGGCGATAGTGGCGCTTTCATACGCCTTGAACATCTCGCCAGAGAACAGTTTCAGATAAGTTGCATACTTGGTATCGTAAGCAGTACCAAGAGCAAGAGGGGTCGCGCTCGTATTATTTACGCGACCTACAGGAGTAATAAGAGTGTTAGCCACAATAGTAAAGAGAGAAGGTTGTGTTCGTTTCCCTCTAAGCGCTTAGAGAATCACATGAAGTGTCATGTGTTCAATCAGTTTTATTTGTTGTCGTCTCTCCGACTGTCATGACTAAAGGTTGTCTCCCGTAGGAGGCCGATAGTCAACTCCGATTGATGGGATCGAACCACCATCTCTGGTTTTGGAGACCAGCGTCTTACCATTAGACGAAATCGAAATGATGGCCTAAGCGTGATATGCCTCATCAGGACATAACAGGGGCTTAGGCTCTATCGAGCGGAGGTGATCAGTCCTCCGACCACATCGCTGTGGATTTCAGCCCGATACCGAAGCAGAGCGGGTACTATTTCTTAGCAGTCTTTGCAGACCGCTTGAACTGTGCTGCAGTAGGAGCACCAGCCGATCCAACCTTTCTCATCTTCTCTCCAGAACCATTCTGGATACGAAGACGTTTGGCGTGGATGTTTGCATACAAGCCAGGTTTCATTACTTGATACGTGTAATGGTGACTTGACCAACACCCGCACTTCTCAATCCAATAGCCTCAGCAGCAGCACGACTCAAATCGATCTGACGACCATGAACAAAAGGTCCACGGTCATTGATGCGAACAGTGACGCACTTCTTAGTTGAGGTACTGCAGACACGAACCTTTGTTCCAAATGGAAGCGAGGGGTGTGCAGCAGTCATGGAGTTCATGTTGTAAATCTCACCGGAGGCGGTGCGATTACCGTGATACGGATGTCCATACCACGAAGCAAGAGAAGCAAGAGTGAGTGTCAAATAAAGCATTGGTTCATTGCAAGGGACGTTTATATAACCAACGCTTCAGTAAAGACCGGGGCACTCGCAACCCCAGTCTTCAATCAGTGATCAGCAGCCCTTCTTGCCGCCGCCACCTTTACCGCCTTTGCCTTTCATGATTAGAAATTAAGATCGGACATTTCAAGTTTTGCAGCCACATCTGCTCGATAGGCAGGATCATTGTCGTATCGAGGATCACTCATCGCACGAACAAGCTCAGCCTGGCTACGGAAGCCCTGTTGATTACTAGGTGCCTTACCAGTCAACATCTGACCGTCATAGCCTTGTGCCTCCTGAAAACGGAAGGCAAGAGCATTGACAGCGAAGTAACAAGCAAGAGGATCACCCTTATCCATCACAGCGTCGTACATCGAGATCTCCTGTTCAGACAAAGTATCCTTTGCCCAACCAATCATCTGTGAGTACTGCTGCTCACCACCAACAAGACCGTACAGGGCCTGTACGTCACCTTCACTGATGGTTTCAGTGGTAGCGCCTTCTTCAACCTGAGCACGATACTCAAGGTACATCTGTGCAACGTCAGCAGGATCCATACCCTCAAGAGCTTTCAACGTCTCTTCAGAATATTCATCCTGAGATTCTTGCCACAGACGTTCAAGGAAATCAGTATCGATTTCATCTTGAGGTTCGTCTTGTTCTTCAACCGGTGCTTCCTCTACTTGATCAGCATTACGCTGAGAGGGATCACCAAGTTTTCGTTGCAGCTCAATGTATGCTTGTTCAAGATCCTCAGCATCTTTGAACTTACCTGCCAGCAGCTGTTGTTGCTGTTGTTCCAGAGCTTCACCCACTTGAAGGGAGTCAAGCTCATCTGCAGTAAATTCTCCGTCTTGAGCTTCTGTTGGATCAAATGTCAGAGTAGCCATTTACAGTAGTTACTTTAAGATTGCCGAGTCCTACACGTTCCACTCGGTTGGGAACTCCAATCGTGGCTTTGCCAATCTTGGGTCGTGGTGCATATTTGTTGCCAGACTCATCAAAGAACTGACGGTCTTCAGCCGATAGCGGGGGCGTTACCGGTTTCGATTTGGCCTTGGTTGGGCGGGACGGGGTTACCTTGTCCACCGATCATCTCCATTGCTTGTGGGTTTTTACTTGGGTCAAGAAGAGGTGTTTTAGCGAGTTGACCAATCTGCTGAGTCAGCATCATGTCCTTCTGCATTGCCATGTTCTGCTGTGCTTCACCTTGGACATCAGCCATAGACTTGACAAGGTTGAGTACATCAATACCTTGTGCAGCAGCAAGACGTTTGATTACCTCATCACCATTGATGTATTTCGCAAGTGCCTCTGGACCCATATTCTGAGCAATGGTCTGAAGGAAAGCGCTGAGGCTTTCACGATCCTGACCACGGCCCAATGCATTCACACCAGCCACAATGGTGGGTTTGACGATCTCCTTTGGAAGACGAGGGATTTGACCTGTCTTCTGGAAGACGTTTAGTTTTCGATTCAGATACGGTACAAGGAACTCAGTAGTCAGCAGACTGAAGAGTCCACCAAGCTGCTGCTCAAGTTCCATTTGAGTCATCCGCACTTCTTCTGCTGTAGTCCGTTCAGACTGACGAACAGAAAGGATCAGGAATGCTTCAGACAACCGACGCTCCAACTGCTGCATCATTTCAAATGCAGTTCGGAAGTCAGCAGTCTTACCAACTTGGATGACACCAATGTCATCAGGTCGTCCTTGAACGATTGCACCGTTGCCTGCAGAGGCCAGCGTCTGGGGTTTAGTAGTGCTTGATGGTGATACCACGAAGACCACTTTGGCGGCTGCTGCAGAGCCTTCTACGAGGGCCTGAGAGAGTGCCTCAAGGGACCGTAGATCCCCAATGAACTCTTCAACACGACCACGTCCATAGACCTCACCATCAACAGTGTTGAAGCGAAGAACCAACCATGGGTTTGCATCAACAGGTGCTTTACCCATTGAGCCAGGGATGATCTTGTCTTCATACTCTTGATGCCAGACAAAACGATTGTTGTCTCGACGAACGTGAGTGTAGATATCAACCTCATCATTTCGATCCGCCTCATTACCGTCAGGACGGTTAGGCAGAATCTGAGGAAGAACCTTAAGCAGTAGTTTTTTAGAGATGCGTTCTTTAGTGACTATTTCAAGCACATTGCCGTTGCCATCTCTTTCCACTACATAGCGATTCAAGGGGTACAGCTTAAGCTGTTTCTCACCCATGAAGATCAACGCATTACCAGTCACCACCAAATGCTTCAGCGCTTGGTGTACAACAACACGGTCACTAGAAGCAGCAATGGATTCAAGGATAATACGTTCAATCTTTGCAAAGGAAAGATCAAGCTCAGACTTGGCCTCCGGGGGAAGCTCAGTACCCAATGCACTGTCATTTACCTGGAGCTTAAAGAAGCTGGTTTGAGGAGGTAGTAGAGCCAGCATCAACTTAGATGCCAGAGTGACTACGCCCTTTGCACCAACGCTTTGCCACGGTGTAGGGAGATGACGTGCGCCTTTGACAAACTCTTCTTCACCACGGTTTAGGTAAGGAAGAGTGAGGTCAGCAGCTTGCCTTGCTACGTTGAGAAAGTTGGAACGGTCGCTAGCTAAATAGTCATAACGTGATTTAGCAGACATTAATTACAAACCGATATTGAGACCAGTAGATCCAGTAGAACCCTGGTTGATACGGAGACGACCAGAACCTTTGGTTGTTAGACCAGCAGCACGAGCCGATGATTTTTTACGACGGAAACCTGTAGCTCCACCATCAACAGAACTCCCAACACCACCAGGCATGAACTGAGGGGAAGGAGAAGGTGCTGAATCAGGAGCAGTACCACCACTACCACTGCCACCGTAACCGTCCACAAGAGGTGTGGGGTTGTAGGTGTCAAACGAGGGGGGTGTGTACTCATAATCAGATCCAGTAGAAGCTGGAGCCATAGGAGCACTAGGACTTCCGCCAAAGCGATACATACCACCAGCAGTTGCAGACCACGAAGTGTTGGCCTTACCGAAGTCAGCTGTTGCACGATAAGGAGATGACACTGAACTGTTTGGATTACGCAGAGGTGTCACCATTTCTGGAGTGTAAGTAGCAAAGCGACCGCCGCTTTCATCAGTCCTCATCTTGAGGCCCGTCTGCTGAGTAACACCTTTACCAATTTGTACATTAGGATTACCCAACGCAAACTTGGCAAGTTCAGTTGCCATCTGCTCACGACTTGGTCCCCCAAGACGACCAACATTTTTACCAAAGATATCTTGGAGTTCGCTCGCCCTGATCTTCCCATCAGCAGCAGCAGCGGCGTAGCGGTCTTGTTGGTTTTGTTCCCGCTGTTGAATCTTAAGAGCCTTAGCTTCTTGCTTAGCAGCTTTGGCAGCTTGTTTTTGTTCTTTACTCTTACCCATTGTTCTCTTCGTTGAGTCGGTGTTGAATCCACTCGACCACAGAACGTTGGCCAGAGCGGTACATTATTTGTGAAAGGGATTCACTAGGGTTGGGATTCGTTGGTGGAAAGTTCTCATCTAATTCAGCAATGAGTGAGCTGAGCTGAAGACCGTGGGTCTCAAGCGTATTGAGGAAGATTGGGGTTTGCATGTTCAAAGAACGCAGGCATCCGAGCACGTTGTGTTTCAATCAACCCTTCTGCCTTACCGGCATACATCAAGCTATCGCTCTGATCCAACCAAAACTGCTTGTCCAAGTATTTGTTCTCGGACTTCTTCAGTGGTTGCATCACCCAATTAATGGTTGCCTTCCTGAGCTTATCCAGAGAAGGACTGACAGTGAGACCAAGCTCACGACATACCAAGCTATTCGTTGCCACATGAACTTGCTCATCGCGTGAAATGTCAGCACTTACTGTTCGCATTCCAGCGTCACCATTAAAGCGGAAGAAGGGGAGAAGTACGAAGAAAATCGCACGCTCGGCAACCATCGCTTTGAGGACAGTGTGATCAGGATGCGAGACCCAAGCTTCCCGGAGACGCATTGCTTCGGCTTCAGCTTTCTCGTCAACGCCGTAAGCGTTCGCGATGTAGCCGAGAGCCAGGTCGTGGTTCTCTTCGTCCCGGATATTGGACAGAAGTAAATCCCGTGATAACTCTGGAACTTCATTGGTTAGTGCATCTTTGATAAAGTCCCCAACGGGGAGTTCCATGTGCCTCAGGGCAAGAGCCCGGAAGATAGTTTCTTCCGAGCCCTCCTTCACAGCACCGGCTGTGGTCTGGACAGGAGACCACTTACGCTTTCGATTAAATAGTTTCTGATAGGGGTTCATTCGCCGCAATTACAATCAGGAGCAGAATCAGTAAGAAGCGCATCCAAGTAATCGTCGACTTCAGATTCATCAAGTGCAGCGTAAGCACTCGACTTATCTTGAGTGTCTCCCATTACTTGAAGCGAATAGTAAAGGGAGGTCTGATCAGAATTCAGCCACTCTTCAATAAAGCTTTCGTCATACGTGATCACATCTGACCACGAATTGAACGAATAGCCGTGAAGAAGTCCCGTGATTGACAGCATCCTTACGATGCCGTTTGCCACTTTGAAGTAGTCATCCCAGCCAACTTCTGATGCGATCTCAACCGGACCGTAGTCAAAGCTCTGGACACCAAACGTACCGCTGTCACGGTCAACCTGGCGGGCAATAGGAGGAGCGATCTCAGGGCAAGTGGTGTACCCATCGAGATCGGTGTAGCGGTAGCTGCACGAAGCTGTGGGGGCAATGGCAAAGGCACGGACCATACCGTTAGCCTTAGCAATCTGAGCAGCCTCACGTACACCAGCATTGATCTCATGAGCCAACACCGCAGCAGGTGTCCGTTCATGAGGCTGATTGTTGTTGATAGCAGCGAGTGCCTCACCAAACTCCTTGTAGGTCACCCCTTGGCGACGGAGCAGGTTTGCCAACCCAAGCATTCCGAGACCGACCTGGCGATCAATCTCTGGAGTGAGGTATTCGCCACTGTCTCCGACACCAGTTTTGGCATGGAGCGAGCACAGCTCTGACATTCCGGTACTGAACGCACGTCGAATGTCACTAAATTCGCATGCCCCAAGATTGACATGTTGCAGTAGACAGGTTCCCCGTGAGGGCAGGTACACTTCCAGGCAAACATTTCCGTAGATACGGTTTCCATACTTATCAACCTTAGTTTTGTTGAGCCAAACGTCGCCGCGTTTGATGGCAAGAATCAGCGCTTCCTTGACATCATCGGTGGCAAGATTCCACCAGTGCCAGTTAATGTTAACGCAACGCTTAACCCAAGGCAGCTCACTACGGCTAGCAGTAATGAACTCAAGCACATCAGGATGGTTAAGATCCAGATGGCATACAACTGCTCCATTTTTATAGACTCCACCACGCCTCAGGATTTCATTCAGAGTCGAGTAGATCTTGGCAAAAGATACGGGGCCTGATGCAACCAAGCCTTTATCATTTTCCTTTCCTCGGGGCCGGAGCTTTGATAGATGGACTGCAACTCCCGCTCCATAGCGTAGAGCGTGCGAAACAAATCTCCAAGATGCTTCGATTCCATTGTCACCTTCCATTTCATCCTCCACCACAAACACGGTGCAGGATACGGGGAGTCGAGATGTCGGATCATCAATCCAACTTTGCACACGGCCAGTACGTGCGATGAGTTCTTTAGTCACAGTAATATCAGACAAGATCAATAAGTGAGGGTTCGTAGTAGTTCGGTCCCTTGAGAACCTTGCCGTCTTCACGGCGGATGGGTTTACCGTCTTCTCCAAGCTTGCTCATGTTGCTTCCATGAACACGGTTGTAAGCGGTCTGCAGATCCC